GCAAAACAAACGAATTAACGCCCGCGGTGCGCTGAAAAAACACGCCATTCTGAGTGTTGAAGTACCCAATCTTTTGGTTCAAATTGGCAGAGGTTCCATTGTCCATTTGGAACGTCGCAAGAAGCAACAAGCCTTTGCCTGGCTGATATGAGAAGGACCGAAAAGTCTGACGGACAACTGAACCCACCCCACCACCCGTCACGCTCATGCTGACGCTGGCTTGATTAGTATTGAACGTCGTCGACCCTGTGCCAGTAGTTGACGTGTCAAACTGATTGTCCGCCGAATACCGGCTTTGACTATCAAACAATGTGTAGGGAGAAGCTACTTGCAATCGCCCAAACGCATCCAAAGAGGTGGCTGGAAAGGTAATCGGCAACGAAGAAGTACTTGCCACAAGCTGCCCCAAAATGTTGTTTAGCTGGTTGAAGTACAGCCGCAATACGTTGTTAAACTGTTCCTGGAAGCGTGGGTCGTACAGCTGCGGCGCATTAGGCAGGTTGGGCGGAGCAACCCTGTTTAGGTCGTATTCTGATGTGACAACTAAGGTCATCGTAATCCATCCGGACGGATGTCAATACGAGGCGCACCCAACTGCCAGGCTGTTCCCAACGTGTTCGAGCGCACTTTGAAAATCAACTGCCGACCACGCACACGGGTGTAAATCTGCCCGGTAAATGTCTCAGGCACCACGTAAGTCGACCCGGAAATCACGGATTGAGTCGAAGATGCTTGCGTCCCGGATCCTGAGTTCTGCATCGGGTACAACGTCATTTCGACCTGCGGAGTCGGAACTCCTGAGTCCGACCCGTTAAACGAAATATCCGGCAACATCCGCCACACGAACCCAACGCTATCCCCATCGCCAATGTCAAATTCGCAAGACGAAATAAACGCATCCATCGGCAAAGGATTTCCGTCGACGTCGTCATTTACCCCTGACTCATGGCTCAAGAGCCGCTGGCTGTATGAAGCCGCAATTGGCGTTGCCTGTAAGCCACTATCTAGCCACGCAGTACGGGCAATGCTCCCGTAATACCAGATATTTTCTAAATAGTTGTAGACAAGGTATTTGTCAATTGTGCTGCTATTCTTGGAGCAATAGAACCACCAAATCTCATTAAACCCTTCATTGGTTCCGGCAAAAACCTGTTCTGTTTGGGATAAATTGATGTCATTAAACACATACTTCCGTAGGTCGCAATTAAGCGTCTCTACTCGTCCATTATATGCATAAAACTTGTCACTCCCCATCCAATAAACCACCCCGGATGCAATAACTGTTGCATTTGGCCCCATGATGGAAATATTGTCGCCCAACAGCTGGGTACCCCAAATATACGGGGGTCCTAAAAACTGCAGCGAATACAAAGAAGAGTCAGTAAAAACAACAATCTCTTGACGAGCCTGAACAGCACTCACGATCCGTGAACCATGGGACAAGCGTACACTCCCAGCCTGTGTGGTCGCCGTTGGCTGCCACTCTGTAACTGACTCCTGGTCCGACCAACGAATAAGCATGGGATCAAAAACGGTGCTTCCATAGTCATTTGTGCCAAACAGAATCAGAAACCTACTTGCGTCAGAAACGGTTAGGTAATTCTGGTAAAGCGGCACAGAATTTGCACCCGGAAGAGAAGAAACCAGCATTCCTCGCGGAGAAAGTTCTTGAGTCCCACTGCCCGCAGTCGAAGTGTTTATTAACGATCCTGTTGGCGTGCTAGACAAGTTGTACGATGTTCCAACAAGGTTTCTAACGTAATACGTTTGCCCTGGAATCAACGGGGACGGAAGACTTCCTGTTGTAGAAAAAGTAACTGGATATCCTTCAATAAGGGTAAGAGTACCCGTCACTACCGCTGGTGAAGCGTTAGTTATACTGACCCCAGAAGGTAAATACCCGTTTGAGGCTCTCCAATAGTAAAGCGCACCTCCCCTTGGACCATAGACTAAATCCTGACCAAAGTTTATTTGACCCCATAAACGAATGGAATCGCTAGATGAAGATGAGTTACCCCAGGTTCCAGAATTCCATGGGCCAGCCCCCCATCCAACTATTGGAACCTCAAATGCGGGCCCTGTGTTGATTTGGTAAACCGCATAAACAGGAGTGCCACCACCCGATGAACTGGCAGAAGCAGTCCCAGTCACTACAATAGAATAGGAATTGGCACTTATATATGTGATCTTGTATTCGCCGCTTACAGTGACCCCATTAAATGTTGATGCCCCGTAAAAAGTCACATAGTCGTTGTTTATCGCCCCGTGCGCCGTGTCTGCAACTGTAACAACCGTTGTACCTGCAGAGTTAGTAGCGGTGTTGGTAGTAAATGGATTGGTCAGCGTGCTGGTCTTACGAATGGGCGTAATGTCGTAGTACGCCCCGCCATTCTGAATGTAAAACTTGAGGTTTGTGCCTACACCAATAAGGTTCTGGCCCCCTAACGTGACCCAGTTCCAAAGAGAACGGCATGTTCCAAGGTAAGTTTGAATAGAAAGAGGGGTCCATCCCCCTATTTTTTCAGGCGTCCCCTGGCGAAATCGAACTTTGTCCGACTCAAACCATCCGCCCTCGTTGGTATACCGCGTGTTTTCGCGATTCACCCCCGGTTTGAACTGGATTTTTTGAAGCATTACTTGCTCGCAACGCCCTTGCTTTTCTCAAAGCTGCGCATCCCGCCAAAACCAAGTAGACCAGCAAGGAGTGTCATAAGTTGTTCAACCTGAAGGTCCGGGGGAGGGGCTAACCCTTTTGGAATTATATCCACTCCTTGACCAAAAGCCCAACACCACTGCATCAGGGGGTATCCAAGGAATTGATAAGCCAAGCCAAGCACCCCAACCCAGCCCACAGCAGGACGCCAACCACTGACAAATACGCTAGAACTCGCCGCTTCGATTTTGTTGATATCCACTTGGGCGAGGTCGGTCGCCTGATCAATCCTCTTTTCCTCAAGGTCGAGCTTACGCTCTTCCAGCGCCATTTCGAGGCGTTCTTTATCCGTCGTGATGAGGTCGCCCGCAACCTTGCCAACACCTTCAATTATCGACCCTATTCCAATTAAATCCATTACTTGAGTCCTTGCAAAGTACGGTTGATCCAGCCGAGTAAAAACTTGGACTGAGATCTGTCCTTGTTGCAAATTTGCGCATATCGGCTGATTTTGGCAAGGGCATAGGCAGGAAGGAACTTTTCAGCCGTACAAATGTTTAAACGCTCGACGGTTTTTGCACCGATTGCGCCGTCTGGGGTGACTCCGACGATAAGCTGGGCGAGTTTGACTGCAACGCCGACTCCGGTGTTGACGGAGAAATTGAATATTGTCTCGGCAATAGCTTGGTTCGCAATGTCGTCACCTCGGACACGATCCCAGAAATTAGACTTGTAAAACTCACGAACCAAAGGAGTAGCCGATCCGAAATCCTTGCGATCAATGAACTGCCACCCCGCCCAGTCTGGATTTGGTTTTCTTGCGATTCCTGCATACGTCTGTCCTCCCCGGTCACCCGGAATGTCGGTTAGTTGGTATCCACCTTCGTCATGGATCATCTTCTCAAAAGCGGGATTGAAGTCAGCCATTATTTCCTCGCCATCCGGTCTTCAATGATGCTGATGTGTTTCTGGTTTTCGTGGATCATGTCGCGGTTGTGCTGAATTTCTTTCTCAAGTTCTTGCCTCAGCTTTTCACGGGCAAGTTCCGCACCGGAGTTCACGGCTTGTTTGTTGTCTGATGTAACAACGAGGGAGATTTTGGCGTTAAGTACAGTGACCTCGTGTGTGAGTTTGTCCAGCGCAGACATCAGGTAGACCACGCACGTGAAAAGAATGGGAAGCACGGCGAAGGCGGTCTTCTCGATAAGCTGGCTCTTGGCTTCAAGTTTTTCGCTCATTACTTATCCTTCATCTTGTTGATGATCTCAAACGCGGACTTGACTTTTTCCTCAAGGACTGCTACTCGCAAGTCAAGTTTTGACAGCACAATAATGAGCGTCACAATACCAAGCAACACGGGCCACGCTTTCAAAAACAGCTCAACGATCTCCATTTCCGTGCCTCCTGGTGTACTCTTCTCGAAGAAACGTGACCTTCTTTCGACCGTCATGCCGCTTGACAACCCCCAATGCAGGAGGATTGTTCAAGTACTCCGCAGCACGCAACATCAGATCCGGATCATCGTCAAATGTACCCAATGCCGTGTTGCACCGCTTGCACAACACCCCCCGGACATCGTCCGAATCATGGCAATGATCCACCGCAAACTTGTACTGTTTCAGCTTTAAAGGCTGTTGACAAACAGCGCAATTATACCCTTGAAGCTTCAAAAGAAGCTCAAAATCCGTAGGGGACAGCCCAAAACGCGAAAGGCGGTTCACATCCGCCTTGCACGCACTACACAGGAAATAATCCTTGCGGCCGTGGATTATTAAGTCATCCTTGGAAAACTGACCAAGGCACACGGCGCAAGAAGGCATTTTGTAGCCCCAGGCAACGCATTGCTCTGTGTTTTTACTGAAGGATTTTATTGGCAGACGCTTGAGAAATTACCGCCGCGTCAACCAACAACGCCAAAACGTCCGTGGTATTGGCTAACTCTTGAGGTGTTTCCATCTCTTGTTTAGCCGTAACGATCTCTGGTGTGGAGTTGTTATCCCACTTAACCCGTTCTGACAAAGTCAAACCCTTACGAACGTCGTTAATAGTCCATGTACGTGGCGCAGGTGGCGGTGGGGGTGGGGGTTCTGGTTTGACTAATTGTCCGTCCACCCAACCATCACCATTCTCAGCATCGTCTGGCACTTCGGTGTTGTAAAACACTGCGACATCGGGATGGTAATACTCTACCGGATTACCGGGTGCAATATCACGAACACGGTCGTTTTCAATCCATGCAAATTTCATGATTAGTACCCCTCTGTCCAAGCTAAAACAACAATCCCTTTTCCGCCCTCACCATTAATCGTAGTTGGAGTAAAGGTAGCAGCTACACCGCCACCCCCACCCCCAATACCTCCTGAACCACCAACTACTGTGGCTGCATTATTGTCTGATTTCGCAGCGCCCCCGCCACCACCAAAAATACCACCTGCCCCCCCAAAAAAAGAACCGGCTCCTCCGGAGGTGCCGCTAATACCACCTCCACCTGCGCCTGGGCCGCCATAACAACCATAAAATACTGCTACAGAATAAGCACCTGTTGCGCCACCGCCGCCGCCAATTCCTCCGAAGTAAATAGTATTGGAAGTGCTATTTGCAGAACTTCCAGAACCAGTATAAAGGCTAAGGTTAGTCAATAAATCAAGAGGTGTATAAGATGCAAGAGTATTTAAATTAGATGTACCAGATCCACTCACAACTGCACCAGATAGAATCCCTGGCCCGCCGCCACCTACGCGATCTGCCACGCCCATAGTCCCAGCGCCACCAGTCTGAGTAGTAACAAATGTACGATTGGAAACCCCCACCCCCCCACCGCCTGAACCAGCACCAGTAGTAGAGACGGCAATACCTCCCCCCGCTCCATTGTTGATCGCGCCACCTCCGGTTGCTTGGAGCTGTCCGCCGCCTGATACCGAACCACCCGCGCCACCGGTACCAAGAGGTGTGCCCGCAGCCCCGCCACCACATGCCATTGTCGCGGCAGAAACTGCATCTGTCCTTCCGCCACCAGCTCCGCCAGAAGCAGTAAAACTACCGCGCAATGGAGGGGACGCAGTTCCTGTACCGCCAGCACCGCCCGCGCTACCACTTGCTGAATATGTACCCCCGCCGCCCCCAGTGGCGGTAAGAAGAGAACCGATAGAAGAAGTTCCTCCAGCACTTCCAGCAGTGTTAAAAGCTACAGTTCCTCCACCCGCACCAACTGTAATACTTGGAAGAACTTGACCGGGAATAACATCAATGATGCCCGCCGCGCAACCTCCACCACCACCGCCAGCTGAAAACTGGTTACTTATTGAATTTGCGCCACTTCCGCCACCCCCAATAACAATAGCATAAACTTGATATACGTTTTGAGGTACTGTGAATGAATAAGTACCGGCCACGGTAAATAATTGTTGATTAATCCATTTTGGTGGGGCAAATCGGGTTGCCATATTGGGTGGCATACCAAACCCATACATGCCTTTATTCATCAGAAATCTCCGCCATAAGCAATTACCCTAACGCCCGTTTGAGCCACTGAAGTTGTAGCACGCAACGAATACCCAGTTGGGATAGTCAAAGGCATTATGTTTGCGTTGCTATTGCTGGACAATACTAAGGACCAAGCTGGGACAGTTGTACTTGATGTGATAGCCAAGACCGGAACTTGTTGCCACAAAAAGTAGGTGGACCCATCATAGATGAACAAGTTTATTAAACCAGCTACAGTAGTCGCTACACCTTGAATCTCTATATAATCTATGCGTGTCCCGCTTGACCCAGCAGATAGAACAGTGCCTACAGTAGTTGGAGCTGTTAGCGAAGTGTCCGCTGTAGTTAATAAAGCCGAACCTACTTTTGGAGTAGATGCGTATTGCGCAGTAGTTGACATTAATATTCCTTAAATTAGTGCAAAAGAATCAGAAGGGTTGAATGAACTGGGCGGTTGATTACCACCAGTCGCCATTGTAATAAATCCTTGCGCAGCACTACCGCCACCAGCCGAAGAAACCCAAGTAGTACCGTTAGACGTTAGCACGTTTCCGTTTGTCCCCGGAGCCACAACCTGAAACGCTGAAGTTCCGTTCCCAAGCAGTACGTTGTTTGCCGTGAACGTAGCCGCTCCCGTACCGCCACTTCCTACAGCTAGCGTGGTTGACAACCCAGCAGCGGTGCCAGTCGTGTTCTGATTCAGCGTTGGAATATCCGCAGCAACGATTGCCCGGAATGTTGGAACCCCAGACGACCCGTTTGGCGCTGCCAAAACAAAGTTTGCCGTCTTACTCGCATATGGGTTTTGGGTGTCCCCGTAGCTGGCCGCCAAGCTAATCGCAGGAGTTGCGCCCCCAGAAGAAGAAACAGGAGCACTCCCCGTTACAGAAGTGACCGTACCTCCAGATCCCGTCGCAGAGATCGTAATTCCACCTGCACTGTTGGTGATTGTTACCCCAGTACCCTCGGTCAAAGTTGCTTTTGTTAACGTATTCCCTGTGCTGTTCCCAATCAGTAACTGCCCATTGGTATACGTTGTTTGACCCGTTCCTCCGTTAGCAACGGGCAAAGTTCCAGTAACTCCAGTGGTTAAAGGCAACCCAGTAGCATTCGTTAGGGTTCCAGAAGTCGGAGTTCCAAGAACAGGAGTAACAAGCGTTGGGCTGGTAGCAAATACCAACGCACCCGAACCCGTTTCATCAGTGACCGCGGCAGCTAGGTTTGCACTAGTTGGAGTTGCCAAAAAAGTAGCAACCCCAGTTCCCAGTCCTGAAACGCCAGTAGAAATTGGCAATCCAGTAGCATTCGTAAGCGTCCCACTAGCAGGCGTGCCAAGCGCAGGAGTTACAAGCGTAGGACTGGTCGCAAATACTAACGCACCCGAACCCGTCTCATCCGTAACCGCTGCCGCCAGGTTTGCACTAGACGGAGTTCCTAAAAATGTAGCAACCCCTGTACCTAATGAGTTTATTCCGGTGCCACCATAAGCAACCGCTAAAGTTCCAGAATTAATTGTAGATGCCGAGGTAGAGGCAACTTTTACAAAATCAGAGCCATTCCAGGCAACAACCGCTTTTTCACTGGCAAGGAGCGTTACTCCCGTCGTGGGCCCCGCACCGACAATCTTGACCGTGTACGTCGCGGACGTATTGTTAATCACATAGGTTTTGCTTGCTGCCGGAGCCGTTATAGTAATGTTTGCCGACGCGGGGGACGCAATAATGATGGCGTACTGAGATGACGTTGATCCAAGGCTTGAGCCGGTCGTTTTAGTCAGCGTGGTGTCCGCAGTAAGCGTGACTGCACCCGCAACAGCAGAATCAATGTAATTTGAAATGTAGTTATTGACCGTATCGCCCCAGGTACCTGAAAGCTCCCCAGTAGCCGGAAGGGCAATTCCTAGTAGCGTCGTATACGAAGTAGCCATGTCAGTCCTTTAAACAGTTTCTATCTCAACCCAATTAGAAGGGTCTTCAGTTGTGGGAATGTTTGTCCAACCCGCTGACACAGCATTTGATATATTTATCCAATTGGCGACTTGAGAAACGGTCGTGGTTGTCCAATCTGGAGAACTGGAGTCATCTATGTTACCCCAATCTGGAGTCTGACTATCGTCAATTAGGCTCCAATACCTGTAACCAAAATTTCCTGCCACGGCCATTGCGGGACACCCCGTAATGGCAACAAGCCGTTCTCCAACTGAGGGTGATTGTACCGCTCCACTGCTAGAAACGCCAGATAATGCACGACCAAATACCGCGGTTCCTGCTGCACCCGTTGCTACCGTTCCAGTTAGCGCAACAACCTTATTGAATCCTACGCTACCTACTGCACCCGATGCAGAGTTCCCCAATAATGGTTGTTCTAAGGCAGATCCTGTGGTGCCAACTAATCCCGCCGCGCTTGTTCCATTTATCGCAACAGTAGTTGTGCCCTCGGGTGAAACAACAAGGCCAGAAACGGAAGACCCAGTTAACGCAACCGAAACAGATAACCCAACAGTGCCAACTTCCCCGGTAGCAGATACCCCAGAGACGGACTGCGTATTAGTGGGAGATACTGTACCAACGTCTCCTGACGCCGGCACCCCGGAAAGAGCAAAGACATGCGGCCCAACTACAACTGTTCCAACCGTTCCAAGCGCAACGGTTCCGGTTTCCCCAGAGCTTTCAGTTGCAACAACTGTCCCAGCTTGACCAGATGCCGATGTACCACTAAGTGTGACGGTCCGCTCTCCCATCGAGACTGAACCGACTGAACCTGTGGCCAAAACCCCAGTGGGGAAAACAGGTTGAGCAAACTGCGTGTTGCCAACAGCGCCATTAGCGGCGTTGCCGGTAATACCAACTGTTCTGGATGAGGATGGGGTACTGACTAATCCGTCAGCGTGAACTTCATATAGCTGAGGCTTTGGACCGGGGTCAACTCCACCAACAGTGGGTTGAGCCACTACTCCCGTAAGAGCAAAACTCTTTGTAAATACTGCGGTGCCAACAAACCCAGAACCGCTGACCCCGGATAGTGCTACAGTTTTGCTGCTTGTAACAGTTCCTACTAAACCAGAAGCTACGGTCCCGCTTAAAGATACAGACTGGGCAATCCCAACCGAACCAACCAAACCAGAAGCAAAAGTTCCGCTTTCCGCTTGTGTTTTTGAAGCTGTTACTGTACCAACGGAACCAGCGGCTGACACTCCGGTTAGCGCAAATTGGGCTGACCCGTGTGTAATTGTTCCTACAGAACCAGAAGCGGAAACTCCGGTTAGGGCGATAGACCGTGTGGCAGTAACGGTTCCAACAGAACCAGAAGCGGAAACTCCGGTTAATGCGACGGATGGCGCAAAAGTAACGGTTCCAACAGAACCAGAAGCGGAAACTCCGGTTAATGCGACGGATGGCGCAAAAGTAACGGTTCCAACAGAACCAGAAGCGGAAACTCCGCTAATACTTACTGTTACTGATATGCCTGGGGCGCTTACAGAACCGGACGCGGCAGTGCCCGTTAGGGCGGCTTGCGAACCGCCCCACGTATTACTTCCCCAAGTACTGGCCCCCCAGCCGGTAGCCACAGTACTTCACCAACCCGTTAGGTTGTAGCCAAACGAAGCAGCGCCGTTGTGGTCGTGTTGCTTGGCATCGTCAATGTAAACGTACCTGCGGTCACGGTCTGTGAACCAAAGGTATGAACACTAATTGCCTTGTTACTCTGCGTCGAATTGTAAATCAACACCGTATCAAAAGCCGTTGAAAGGGTGACGGTGGTATAAGTGATCGAAGCAGATGGAGTCCAATAACCCACGCCAGCAGTAGATGAGCTATTCGTCGATGTTGGAGCCGTTGCATTTGTTACAGTCACTCCACCAGCAGTATAGTTTGTGCCAGTGACTTCGTTGGTTGACGAATAAACAGTAGTTGAAGCGTTTACCGTTGCCGAAGCAAGGTATAGCGCAGCTTTAAGTGTGTCCGTTGTGGGCGAAGTCAAACTTCCACGCGAGACAATAGTCGACGTTCCAAGCTGATGCTGACCCAGCATCAATTCGCCAAGGAACGATGTACACATAGACTGAGTATTAGCCATGATTTATCCTATCGAAGCGGCTTCGAGCGCCGTAAACGGAGAAGTTTTTAATGTGACGTGAACAGAACGATGAACTAACTCTTCATTTAGCCAATATTCAGTCCACGTGGTGAACTCAATGTCATTATCCAACAAACCTTCTTTTTTTTCCAGCAAGGAATCGTCCATTTCACCGTGAATTGTGTTGACTACCATAATTTAATACACCCGAATAATTGCAGACGTAATATCGTCCGTTGGAAAAACAATGTTCAAGACACCGCCAGCAGTCGTCGTCCGAGCGCCACCAAAATCCAACACACAAACCGCTGGATTTCCAGCAGCAGAGCTATTGTAAATCAAAGCCCCATACGTAGTAATGGTTACACCAGTCAACGACAAGTCCACAAAATCCACATAAGCAGTCGTATTGGCCGACGTTGGAATATACGGGGTCAACGCTACACCGCCCGTGGTGTACATCCCAGAAGCGGCTATTTCATTTGTGGCCGTATACGCAGTAGTGCTGGCGTTCAACGTCGCATTTTGATTGTACAACGCAAGTTTGAAGGTATTGCCGCTCACGGGCGTGAAGTTATGTACGCCCTTTAACAGCTCGACTTTGAAGCTCGTACAAATATAATTGCCTGAAAAAGCCATTATGGACCCGGCGAATCAGATTTAAGCGGAATCCGCATCATTCCATCGCGGTACTCATCGCGGCGGCGGCGGCCCTGCTGTTCAACACCCAGACCACTGACAGCCTGCTTATAACTATTCTCAAAGTACGCCTGCATGTCCGGCGGCCCTTTCAAATAGCTGTACGCTTGGATCATGCAGGCATAGAACAACGCTTCTGGAGCATTCGTGCTGATCCAGGTTGTTGTATTTGTAGAAGACAACTGATCTGGACGATAAATATACCCCAGCTCCACCACAAAATTTTGATTTGGGGTTGGAGCCACATAAAACGTGTTTTGATCCCAAACAGAAAAATACTTTGGCAACCCGGTTACGGTTTGGTCTTTCCAATACTCTTTCATAAAGGACGTATCTCTAAAATCCAAAAAGGTTTGCACCGAGGTCGTAAAATTTTTAATTAACATGTACCGATGGGTAAGCATGTCGGTTGGAGCCGTTAAAAATCTATTTCCGGACGACAAGTTACCTGTTTGTTCCTTTTTAAACACATCTAGATCAATCTCACGCATGATGCGGTTTTCCGCAAACGTGATAAACGTGTTTAAAACAGGCAAAGTGAACTCTGTGTCACCAACCTGGGCGTAGTTCCGAATATTTGTGACCAGCTCGTCGTAGGTCATGTTGTCGTCACCGTTACAGAACCAACCACCACCCGCGAAATCAATGCAGGACCAGCAATGTACGGGCGCATATCATTTGTGTTACGCGCCGTTCCGAAACTTTGAAAAGCTGAAAAGCCTGGAGCACCGACAAACACGGATAATGGCTCCCTACGATCTGGCCGCGGCCCGTCAAGTGCAATCGCATCGCCATGATACTTCAATGGCTGGATTTGCGGCTCTTTTGGCTCGTAATCGTCCGGGCAAACCTTAAATCCACGCCAGTTGATGCGAAGCTGGGTCAGCCTGTACCGCTGACCGCAGTAATCACACAGGCCTAATGCATATTTACCTGCCGCGGTAGTAGGCATTTTAGATCGTCGCTATCTGCGGCACAAAGTATGTGCTGGCGGTATCCCTGTCCTCATCTGCCGCACGCTTGAAGTCCTCTTCATAGATGTTCTTCAAGGCACCAATTCGGTCTGGGGCAAATTTCAAAGACAAGAAATACGCAAGTCCGGACGCAAGGCAAGGCAAGAAACGCCAGTTGACATCCGAAGTATTGGTGTACGCCCCAGCATCCTGAATCCGTCGAATCCGGTAATACACCAGCTTGTACTGGCTATTTGGGGGTACTGGATACAGATAGATTTGCGGGATGTTCTGACGTTGTACGTACAATTGCGACGGGCGAGCTTGAAAGTCTTTATTTGGAATGTCCAAATACTCGTTTCGGCTAACACGTTGAATAATAATGTCGTTGTACGGTGTCGTGGTCAAATCCCGAATCACCGCACCCAACACATTGACCGTATCCGGGTCCAAATTAAGGACCCGATCCCCCTGGGTTAACTGAATCTCTTTCTGTTCGATGGTCCACAGGTTTAACCCGCGGTTTGCCCAATCAAGAAACACCAAGTTGAGCGAGCGACGGGCCGTCGTCAGCTGATACCCACTGGTGGGCCTCATGCCGCATCGCTCAAATGCTTCT